GTGTTCTCAAACCACCGAACCAAGTTAGCGCCGAACCACCGACCCATTGATTGGTATTCAGTGCCGTTACGGTAAACGCCTGCTGGTATCTTGAGTGGCATCAGCATATTGATCTTTCAGACAAACTGTCTAGTACCTTGCTTGTCGATAATTAGAGCCTGACCCCTTGGCTTGTCAGCAATGCTGATGTGAGTCCAAGAATCGTATTCACGGATGATTTGGTCAAAGGGAAGTTTAGCCGAAATCAGCGCCCTCACCACAGCGTCTGGCGTCATCCCAGGCACCCTAAAGTCACAGGCTAGTCCTTGCCTATGCTGCGAGGTGTCCTTGCTGCCTACGGCATCATTCACAGCCTTGCTGCGGAAGGCTGAGTTGATCATCACAGGCTTGCCGCCAAGTGCTGTCTTCATTGTCTCCAAGAACTCAGCCAGCCGCTGAAGGTTTGCCAGTTCCTGTGCGTTAGGCGTGTTGTCCAGGCTGCGATGGTCGGTGCAGGTCAACTCAGCAAGTGTGAAGTGTGGTGTCATTTGTTCCTCGCTGATATTGCTTTGGCCTTGGCCTTGGCGTCTGCCTTAGAGCTAGCACCCCAAGCATTGAGACTCAGCAGCAGCCGGGTGGGTTTACCGTCCTTGTACTCTGGACCATCGTTGCCGCCCATCCTCGCTAGGAAACTTGCGCGTCTAGGGTTGTCACCAGACTTGACGGGTGGCTTGATGTTTTGCCCAGCCGCCTTCAGACTCGCCCGTCCAGCAGCGTTGAGGCCACCCTTTGGGTTTTGTCCTTCCTTACGCTGCCAAGCTGGAGTCTTCATTTCTTCTTGGCTGTCTTGGCTGCTTGCTTGAAGTCCTTGGCGCTAGGCGCTGCCTTGCTGCCGACTTTGTTCATCTTCTCTTTTGAGCCAGCCTTGATGCGTTCCTGCTTGGCGTTGATGTTTGCGTAGAGTCCTGGTTTCATAATCACCTCTTTGAAAGTAAATCTGTCTTGGCTTGGCTCCCGGCGCTGGAGCCAAAGTAGTAAGCAATGATGCCAGTCCAGGCTGTACCGAGTGACCCCAGCATCATCAGGATGGCGGGGTTGTTGGAGTCAATCTGATTGAAGAACATCATCACCATGATGGAGAAGAATCCCAAGGTCACGGCACCAGCGAGTATTGGCGGCATCATGGACCTGGTGGCTGACTGCATATCCCTTGCGGATTTCCTATCCTCCACCTCCAGCTTCTCAAAGTTGAGGCCAAGCTCCTGCGCTTGCTTTTGCAGTTCAATCTCAGCAATCTTCACCATTGCAATCTGGTCTGCAGTCAGCTTGTTGCTGCTGATCATGTCTCCCACCTTCTCGGGGTCAACCCCAATGGCCTTGGAGATGGCGCTCACCGCCATGCCTGCCAATGGTCCGCCAAGTGCAGTGGCGATCGTTGGTGCAATCTGTTTAAGCCAATCCATTACTTCTTCTCCAACTTGGTGTTGATCACGGCAATCTCTTGTCTGTTGTGCATGATGTCATCTCGGTTCTTTTGGATTTCTTTTTCCAAATCTTGTCTCAGCTTTTCCCTTGCCAGTTCAGCGCCACTGTTGCTGGCTTGCTTGTTGTCACTGGTTACCACCAAGCTGATCTTGCTATTGAGAATAGTGACTTCATGGCTGAGATTTGACAGAGCCGACATCAGATACACAACGCAGCTAAACAGCAGTGGCAGTATTGCAAATGTAGCCTTTTCAATCAATGCGCCTTTATCGTCCGTCATGTGTCCCCCACAAGTTGCCAGGTGAACCAGGCTGTTAAACCAATCACTACAGCCACCAATGCAGCCCACAGGCCAAAGGTCAGGATGTCGTTTATCTCTTTAGCCCTCAATGCCTTGGCCTGAGCCTTCTCTGCTTCTGCCTTCTTGCGCTCAGCCACCATGCGGTTTCGCTCCAGCATCAATGCATTCCAGACGTCATCGTTGCCCGACCAGATCAGCATCTGCTTCAGTTCGTTCTCTGCGTCTTGGAGCTGCTTGAGCTGCATCACCGTCTCAAACGCCACTGCCGTATCGCTCTTGCCAAAGCCCTTTGGCTTCTTCACTGACTCCTTGGCGATGACGTCCTTCGCCTCGAAGAACTTCATCAAGTCGCCACTGATGCCATTGATGTCCTTGCCCATCTTGATGGCAGCTTGTATCCCTTTGATGGCTCCTTGAGCTACAGCAAATGCGGTTAGCGGATCAATCATTTGTCCCGCCTGTTCCACATCTCGAATAGCGTTTTGATCTTGTCCTCCAGAACAGCTACCCGCAGGTCCAACTTTGCCAAGACGATGATCAAGGTGATCAGCGCCAGCAGGATGGGCCATGCTTTTGCGAGGACGTCGAAGAAGTCCACTTCATCTGCCCAGCGTCAGAGATGCGTAAACGATGGCTGACATAGAGACGATCAAGACACCCGTGGTCTTCATAATCACACCCTCAAGCCGCTTGAGCCGAGCATTGATCTGTGCATACCTCTCAGCACAAACGGCTTCGTGGCTCGTCAATCGGATGTCTAGTTCGCTCATGGTGCGTCAGGCCAAGTAATAGTCCAAGGGAATCCAGCCTGTGCTGGGATGTCTCGCAAGGCTTGGCAGTAATCTTTCCACGCCTGTGAAGGTGTCATATCACTGCGAAACCGCCAATCAGTCTCAGTCAGCTTGTCATCCCGGCTGGTGCGTACCGACTTGGCTTGCTCTGCGTCCTTGCTGGCCTTGTAAGCAGCCTCTTGCTCGGCAGCAGTTGTGTCTTCTGTGTCGGTGAAGGTAGGGCCGAGGATGTACTTGGTGTACCACTTGCCATCAATCTGCTCGACACCAGCCGCTTGGCTGTACTGGTAGACCGTGCCTCCGCTGGCTTGTGGGCCTTCAAAGACTACATCAGCGCCGAGTGCTGTCAAGACCTCGGTTGTCGTTGTGTCCCAAGCTGGGCCACCGTTGGCTTTTTGGTATGCACGAAACTCTGCCTCGTACATTACCTGCCCGTCATTTGTTCTGATTTGCATGATGAGTCCTTACGCAATTGCGAGTCCAATGTAGGTTGCAGAAGTTACGTTCACGTTTGTTGCTGATAGCTGGTTCACCACAAATCCTGTGTTGTCTGTATCCACGCTGTCGTCTGTCGTGACTTCAGCGGCTGTTGTGTTGAGGCTGAGGTGTGGATCATTCCCTGCCACGATTCCCCTTGCGCTGTCCCAAACGTACCAGTCGCCTGTCGAGTCAGTGCGCTTAATCATTACGAACCTAGCCCCGCCTGTGAAGCCACAGTTGATGGTCTGTGATGAGCCGTTGCCTGTGTAGGAGAAGACTTTGCTTACACCAGCACAAGTGGCAAACAGGTAGGCAACATAGGTTGTATTATTTTCGTTAGTATTTACTCCTGTGCCAACAGTAAACACTGATGCCGTTGGGGCGGTATCATTCCATAGTACACTTGATGTTGCATTTCCGTCAGATGAATTCAAACGCATATAGTAGCCTGCACCTGACGGGGCATCATAACAACCCCATTGCCAATTAAATGGCGCACCAGTTCTCCATTTAACAAATATTAACTCAGGGGCTACTCCAAGATTGTGCGTCACAGTCCTTGCAACTCCCGTCCCCGTATAGCAAACCTCATCAAAGAAGCCGGGGGCGCGGCGGAACAGGTAATCTATAAATGCAAAACCAAAACTATTACCAAAGGAATCTGCTTGTGTAGTCCATCCATCTTGGTCATATGATTTAACATAACCACTACCTTCTGCGACAGTTGATGTTGTTTCCAATTTCGGAGAACCCCGCAACCTATCACCAAGATAATGATTTCCGGGTGATGCTCTCATTATTGGAAAAACTAAATCGGGAGGAAAACCAACTCCTGTAAAACTTCTAACCGAATTTCCATCTCCAGTTGTGGTCATGGGCTTGAACACACTCGTCCCCAGCGTAGGCACTTTCATCGGGCCACGGCGTATGGCTATGTAGATGTAGGTTTGAGAACCAGACAAGCCACGCGCTTCAAATCCTGTGCTTGTTGGGAACCCATCTCCGCCAGCTGTCTCGGCGTCCGATTCATTAGCACGGAGCCAATTTCTACCACCGCTACGGTTAGACCAGCCGCGCATGGTGTCTGAAATTTGCCACAGGTCACTTGCTGTGCTACTTTTCCACATAACCAACTGCGGCTCATATCCAAGACTTACAGTTGCATTTGCAGAGCCATCAGTAGTAAACGACCCACACGAAATCACATTGTCTGTACCAGTTAGGCCAAAGCCTCCTGCGTTTGATGCAAAGAGATAAGCAACGTAAGTGCCACCTGATGCGTTTACGGCTGACATGCTTCCTAACCACGAAGTAAGTGCAATAGTGGTTGATGTTCTACTACCAATAAACCCACCAGCAAGGTTACCTGCTGTATCTGCCGCATCAGTTGCATTTAAACGAAGTACAGAACCAATTGCAAATGCTGTATATTTCCAATCGCCTGTTGTGTCTGTACGCTTTACAATTGCTACTCCAGGTGAACTACCAAGTGAATGTGGAATTTGACGACCCGCATCCCCATCACCTGTCCAAGTCACAACATCAAAGAACTTTGGCTGCTTGCGGAATGTCCATGAGGCGTAATTTCTTCCAGCCGTTCCTGAATTTAACTCAGCCCAATCTGTTGCAATCGTATACCCATTGCTATTAAATGGGGTAATAAGATTAGTTTGATTTCCAGCAGATGCTGCGCCTGTAGTATTAGAATTTAATACACAAGTGCCTGTCCCACCCCTTGCTGTGTCAATAAGAACATGGTTAAAAGCATCCGTTCTAAGTTTTGTCCAAACTAACCCACCCTCGGTAGACAGGTCAATGTTATTAGTAATGGTCTGTGTAGAACCATTACCCGTATACAAAAATGTGCTAAACACTTCCTCAATGTAGTTGACAGCAGTCGCCTGTGCAAACTCACCAAAACCTTGGGCAGATGCCGCACCCCTTGTTTGTACTAATGGCATATCAGTCCTTATGCAAACTTGGTCTGCGAGGCAAAGACAGTGAATGCCGCACTGCCCGTCTTCACGATGGTGTACATATAGACGTCAACCGAACTTGCGTTACCCGCCGCTGGTGCTGTACCACCTTGATACTTGGGAGTCACTGTTGTGCCATCCACTTGCACCACATTGTTGTAGTAGGCCGTAGCGCCTTGCGTGACAAGGAAAGCCGCAGTCACGGACTGTCCCGTGGTCATGGCAGTGTTCAACGATGTGCCGCTGGACGCTCTAAAGTTGACAGTCCAGTTTGCTGATGCGTTGCTGGTGTAATACTGGACAGACTGGGTGGTGACATCGTAGTTGATCGTGCCAGTAGCCGCTGTTGCTGATACTGTCGCCACCTCTGCCGTGTCGTTCAGGATCATCGCCAGATTTGAGGACGTACCGCTGAATGTCTGGGTGCCTGTGAATGTATTGGCAACATTGACTACAGCAATATTAGCCGCTGCCAAAGTGGTTTGACCTGTACCGCCATTGGCAATTGGCAGTGTGCCAGTGACGCCTGTCGTGAGAGGTAAGCCTGTCAGGTTGGTTGCAACTCCGCTGGTTGGAGTTCCAAGCAAAGGCGTGACCAGGGTAGGTGAAGTTGACAATACATTGCTGCCAGAGCCTGTACTGGTGGCGACTCCCGTACCGCCATTGGCTACTGCCAATGTCCCTGCCAGGGTAATGGTGCCAGAGCCAGTGATAGGACCACCGCTTGTGGTCAAGCCTGTTGTGCCGCCAGATACATCCACGCTGGTGACTGAACCAGCGCCTGGACCAGAGAAGGCAACGGTAATGGCACCGCT